GTGATGGCGCTACCATCCGCAACGGTCAGATTGGTGACGTATACGGCGTTAAGGTCTTTGTAACGACCAACGCTGATACAGCAACGACAACGACTACCCGTGTTGCTCTGTTGGCACACCCAGAGGCATTTGTTCTGGTTGACCAGCTTGGCGTTCGTGTTCAGACCCAGTACAAACAAGAGTACCTCGGTACGCTGTTGACTGCTGACACGCTCTACGGTGTTGGTGAGTTGCGTGATACCTCTGCTGTGGCTCTTGCTGTTCCTGCCTAATCAGGAATAACAATCGGGGGCTGGCTCACAAGGCTGGCCCTCTTCTAACCACTTAAGGAGATTATTATGGCTGTCAATCGTGGTCGTTCCCAGTTTCAGGGCTTGTTCTCTGAGATGTGGGCAGTTTCTGAGACTGTTGACTTTGGCAATGCTGCTACCGGCTCTGGTACGTTTGCATCTGTCAATGTAACAGTCCCTGGTGTTGCTCTTGGCGACATCGTTATGGGCATCTCTGCTGGCGTAGACACTGTAGACACCGTTATCGGTGGCGCAGTAACTGCTGCTGACACGGTTACCCTGACTGTTCTAAACAACACTACTGGTGCGGTAGACTTAACTTCTACTACTCTGAAGTTCATTGTAGTACGCCCAGCATTCTAAACCTTACGGTTTTGCCTCTTAGGAGGCTTTTCTTTAGCATCTTCGCTGAGGGTGTTAAAGAAAACAACATAGAGGACTAAAATGATACCTCGCTGCTACCCTACTACCTATGCAACCGCAAACGGTACAACAAAAATGGTCGTAAACTCGCTTGCAAGCACCACTGGCTTAACTGCTTGGGTTGACTACATCCCCACAAAGAAATTAGGTTCTGCACCAGCACAATACAACACTTATGACAATGCTGGTGCTATGTTTTTAGATGTTCTTGCTAGTACGACAGGTAAAGTCGCAGGCATTGATTATATCAATGTCTATGAAGATGCTACACTAACCAAGGCTTGGTCAACAGACGCAAGCGGTTATATTCCAATCTGGTACTAACATGGCGATATATCGTGGTCCCGGCGGTCCCGGTGATGCAACAGCAGATCAAGCAAACACAGCGCAGTTAGCACTTACTTATGCTAACCAGTCTGCTGCGAGTGCTGCTGCTGCTGCGGCATCTGCTCAGAGTACAATCGACTTTACTAGCGACTTAGACGTAGTAGTATCTTCGTTGCCTTCTGGCTCAACGCCGACTGTATCATATAACTCTACAACAGTCTCGCTGTCATTTGGTATTCCTGATGGCGGCCCAGGTCCTTCTGGCCCACAAGGCCCAACAGGGGCGGCTGGTCCCACAGGCCCGACAGGCCCTGCAGGTTCTACTGGCCCAACTGGACCCGCTGGACCGACTGGCCCAACAGGTTCGCCCGGTCCTACAGGCTCCACTGGACCAACAGGCCCAACTGGTCCGACTGGTCCGGCAGGATCAGCAGCTACAATTGCTGTTGGAACCACCACTACAGGCCCAGCAGGTGGTAGCGCCTCTGTAACCAATAGTGGCTCGTCTTCAGCCGCAGTATTTGACTTTACTATCCCGACTGGTCCTACCGGCCCCACAGGACCTACTGGGGCAACTGGACCGACAGGATTAACAGGACCCACTGGTGCTCCCGGACCGACAGGGCCAACAGGTGCGACTGGTCCTACAGGGCCTACAGGCTCCCCTGGCCCTACAGGCTCACCAGGACCTACCGGCCCAACTGGTCCAACAGGGCCTACTGGACCGACTGGTGCTACTGGTCCTACTGGCGCTGGTGTTCCTATCGGTGGTTCTCAGTATCAGGTATTACAAAAGAATAGTTCTACAGATTATGACACTCTCTGGGCATCTATTCCAACTAAACTACAAATCTTAGTTCGTGCTGGTACAACCACAGATGTCTCACTAGCCAACGGCTATTTACCTGTTACAAACAGGGCTGGTTCAACAATTCAAGTATCAATCGTCTAAGGACAAAATATGGCAAATAGATACCCTTTAGTTCTTAACGGAACAACTGTACAAGAACTTCAGTCTGGTGATGACCTAATTGGCTTGACTAACTGGGGAGCACTAGATACAGATCAAACATGGTCTGGAGCACAGCGTGGCACAGTCACTACGGACAATGATGGTTCATTCGACATGAATGTGACTAACAACTTTAAGTGTACACCAACAGGCAGTTTTACCCTGACCTTTACTAATATTACTGCTGGTCAGTCTGGGTTTATCTTGCTAGTCAACGGATCTAACTACACCGTATCTGCCCATGCTAACACCAAGGTAGCCACTGGTGCTTTGACTGCCTTGTCAGCCACTGGCACATACCTGCTTAGTTACTTCTCTGACGGTACTAACGTCTATGTAGTCAACTCTGGAGCACTTGCCTAATGGCTGTTCTACCTACGGGCATCGGCCCAGTCACTAACGGCGGCTATCAGATAGAGCGCAGTCTGCGGTTTAACTCTGCGGATAGTGCTTATTTGAACCGTACCCCGGCAAGTGCTTCTAACCGTAAGACTTGGACATGGAGTGCTTGGGTAAAACGTAGTGGCTTGGCTGCTTCAACGCAAGGTTTATTTGCTAGAAATGATGCATCTGTTGCGTCGTATATTGTTTGGAACAGTAATCAAAAGTTAGAATTTACCTCTGTAAGTGCTGGCATAGAACTTCAAATTATTACCACTCCAGTATATCGGGACGTTAGTTCTTGGTATCACGTTGTCGTTGCGTTAGACACAACTCAAGCAACCTCATCAAACCGAGTAAAAATTTATGTGAACGGTGTTCAAGTAACTGCGCTTGATACCGCAACATACCCATCATTAAACTATGATGCCTATGTAAACACAACAAATACCCATTACATAGGAAACGGCAACCCTGCTGGTTCTCTTGGCTGGTATTCAAATCAATACCTAACCGAAATTAACTTCATCGATGGTCAAGCCCTAACCCCATCCTCATTCGGTGAAACTGATTCTGCCACAGGTGTATGGAAGCCCAAGGCTTACTCTGGCACATACGGCAACAACGGCTTCTATTTGAAATTCGACCCTAACGCAGATTCAACTACTTTTACTGCTGACTTCCTTGTTATAGCGGGTGGTGGTGGAGGGTCAGCAAATAGAGGCGCGGGTGGGGGAGGTGCTGGCGGTTATCGCACAAGTGCTGGAACATCAGGCGGTGGTGCATCTGCTGAAACTGCGTTAACACTTGCGGTTGGAACTGCTTATACCGTGACTGTTGGTGGTGGCGGTGTTGCTGGAAATACAAATACATCGGTTAATCCAACAAACGGTTCAAATTCTGTTTTTTCTACCATTACTTGTACTGGAGGCGGCAGAGGGCGGTCTAATCTTGAAGGATCTTCACCTTGGGATGGTTACTCTGGCGGGTCTGGTGGCGGTGCTGCTGGTATTGTTGGGGTTGGAGGCACAGGAGGCGCTGGAACTGCAAACCAAGGTTATGCTGGCGGTAATGTATCTGGCGCGGCAACAAATACAAATAATGAAGGTGGCGCGGGTGGTGGCGGTGCTGGGGCCGTAGGAGCAAACGCAACGACCGCTGGAACTGGAAGCAACGGCGGTAACGGTGTTGCATCTTCGATCACGGGTTCTTCTGTAACTCGGGCAGGAGGTGGCGGTGGTGGTGGATGGTCTGCAGCGGGAAGCGGAGGTTCGGGTGGCGGCGGTGCTGGAGCCATAACAAATGGAACTGCTACTTCAGGTACTGTTAATACAGGAAGCGGTGGTGGAGGTGGAGGCGGTCAACCGGCAGTTGGTGGCGCAGGCGGCTCCGGTGTCGTAATCATCAAAATACCAAATACTCGTACTGCACTATTCTCTAGTGGTGTCACATTCTCGCTATCGACTGCGGTATCAGGATTTAAGATTTACACCGTGACCGCTACCTCAACAACATCTGAAACGGTTATATTTAATTAACATGGCACACTTTGCAAAACTCGATGAAAATAATGTCGTAGTTTTTGTCACCGTAGGCCGTGATGAAGACAACGGTAAAGAGGACGAATTGACAGCACGGACTGGGGATGTCTATAAGCAGACCTCATACAATACCTATGGCGGCGTACACGCATTAGGTAAAACGCCTTTGCGTAAGAACTACGCTGGTATTGGCTATACCTACGACTCTAGCCGGGACGCTTTTATTCCTCCCAAGCCCTTTGCATCGTGGCTGCTTAACGAAAATACTTGCTTATGGGAACCGCCTGTTGCTCATCCGCAGGATGGGCATCGGTATGTGTGGAATGAAACAAATCAAAACTGGGAGCCAGCATAATGGCATCAGTAGCCGCTCTTGGTGTTGATTCTTCTGGTAACGGCAATTATTGGACACCTAACAACTTCTCGGTGACCGCTGGTGCTGGTAATGACTCGATGGTGGATTCACCTACGGCATACGGTACAGACACAGGTGTTGGTGGTGAGGTGCGTGGGAATTACGCTACGCTGAACGCTTTGCAGATTGGCTCAAGCACCACGCTAAATAACGGTAACTTAGATAGTGCCGCAACAGCCTCAAGTTTCAATACAACTATAGGGACAGTATTTGCCTCAACTGGTAAGTGGTATGCGGAAGTAACGATATTAGACGTAAGTGCAGATTACAGCACCAAGCGTGTTGGCGTAGGGATTATTAAAGACACCGGAACCGAGCAAGGAAATTATCTGGGTTCTAGTTCTGCTGGCTACGCTTACTATGCCAACGCAACTAAATACAACAACGCATCATCGGCAAGTTACGGCGCAACCTATGTAACCAACGATGTAATCGGTATTGCGCTTGATTTGGATGCCGGTACTTTGGTGTTCTATAAGAACAATACAAGCCAAGGAACGGCGTACTCAAGCCTGTCTGGTTTGTTTACTTTTGCGGTCAGCCATTACGGTTCAGGGGCAAAAGTAGCAATCAACTTCGGTCAACGTGCCTTTGCCTACACAGCCCCCTCTGGCTTTAAGGCATTGTGTACAACTAATCTGCCTACGCCGACCATCGGTGCTACTAGCACTACACAGGCGAATGATTACTTTAATGTGGTGTTGTGGACAGGTAACTCGTCAGCAAGCCAAGCCATCACAGGGGTAGGGTTCCAACCAGACCTAGTTTGGGCCAAAGCAAGACCTGCAAACTCAGGACAAAACTGGGTTGATGCTGTTCGTGGTGCAACAAAAAACATAAGGAGCAACAGCACAGACGCAGAAGCAACTGTAAACACTGTTATCTCGTTTCAATCAGATGGATTCACTGTTGGCGATGGCAATGGTTACGACATTAATAAATCTGGCGAATCGGTTGTTGGCTGGTGCTGGAACGCTGGCGGCTCTAACGCTACCAACACCTCTGGCACTATAACTAGCACAGTCAGGGCGAATACGACTAGCGGGTTCTCGATTGTTACTTATACCGGCACAGGCTCTAACGCCACGGTAGGTCATGGGCTAGGCGTTGCGCCTAGGATGATAATTACCAAGCAAAGAAACGGTACATGGTCATGGATGACTTATCATGCAAGCCTTCCTGTAAATGCATACATACTTTTAAATACTACTGATGCTCAGACAACAAACCGCTCAGACGTATACAACGGTACTCCATCATCAACCGTAATCAACATTGGTAATAACGCAACCATCAACGGCTCTGGCTCAACCTATGTAGCCTACTGCTTCGCACCAGTAGCAGGGTATTCCGCTATGGGCAGTTACACGGGCAATGGTTCTACGGATGGGCCTTTTGTTTACACAGGTTTTAGGCCGAGGTATGTACTGATTAAAAACATTACAACCGGCGGTGCTGGCTATGATTGGTTTATCCATGATACTGCTCGGGACACATACAATGTATGTACGCTTGATTTAGAAGCCAATCTTGCTTTATCAGAAAATCAATATGGTGCGGAGCAAGATATTATTTCTAACGGATTTAAGTTGAGAAATAGCGGCGCAGGAACTAATGGATCTAGTAACACATACATCTACGCAGCCTTTGCCGAATCACCCTTTAAGTACGCTTTAGCTCGATAGGAGTAACAAATGTTTCAACTCAATGGCAACCCAATCTCAATTGACTCTGAAGTCACCATCAATGGAGTACGTTATCCTCACTTACGAGAGCCTGCCCTGCGTGAGCAACTAGGTATCGTAGAGGTAGCCGACCCAGAGAATTATGATCAGAGATTCTATTGGTCTCCTACATTACCTAAGCTGCTTGATGACCGCTTAGAAGTCAAGGAAGATGGCACTCCGTTGTATGTCCAAGTCTACAACCCAGCAACAGAGGCTATGGAAGACACTACGGAGCAAGTAGTCACCAAAGGACTCAAGAGCCAATGGACTGCTCAGGTCAAGATCACGGCTGGTTCTATGCTTGCCCAAACTGACTGGATGGTAGTCCGAAAGGCAGAGCGTAACATTGATGTGCCTACCGCCGTAGCTGCCAAGAGAGCCGCTATCGTGGCTGAGTGCGACAGACTCGAAGCAGCCATTGCAGGCTGTGCAGATGTAGAAGCATTGATTACTGTTGTAGGCTCACAGAACTGGCCCCAATGAACGCAATGTGGCAGATGTGGCAGCAGAGGTATCCTAAAGAACTTTGTAGCACCATAATAGAGCAAGCAAAAGAGATAGAACCGCAGGATGCAGTAATAGGTTTCCAAGGCTCTAACGTAGACACCAAGGTTCGTAGAAGTAAGGTTAGGTGGATCGCTAGAGACAATAAAGACCTTGGTTGGCTGTACCATGAGATAACAAACTTATTTCATATTGCCAATCATAATGCCTTTGGATCTGAGTTGTGGCACTTAAATGAGATTCAGTTTACAGAGTACAACGCAGAAGACCAAGGTTATTATAATTGGCACAATGATGTAAACTGGGATGATGGTAGACAAGTACACAGAAAGTTATCTTTAGTGTGCCAACTGTCTAGCCCAGAAGAGTATGAAGGTGGAGAGTTTGAGATGCAGCCGTTACATCTCAGCGCCCCTAAACAAGAGCACCTTAAGACACAAGGGACTGTTTTAGTGTTTCCCTCCTTTGTGGTGCATAAGGTAAACCTAGTAACCAAGGGCACTAGACACTCATTAGTGGCCTGGATGGAAGGACCTAAGTGGAGATAGTGATGTCACCAACAGACCAAGTTAAAAATCAACTTGATACCCATGAAGCAGTCTGCGCTGAACGCTATGCAGGCATCAACGCTAGGCTAAAGAGACTAGAACAGATCCTTCTTGGTACTACTGGTTTCATCGTAGTTCTACTACTCAGCTTAGTTCTTAAAATAGGTTAATATGAGCAGAAAAGTCTCAGCAGTTACAACTAAGACTACTACTACCAAGGAAACTATTCTTACGGTGCCTACGAAGAATAGCGGTCTTTGGCAGGTAATGTATGTAATTAGTCTTACTGGTAACGATACTCCGAAGGTCTACTGGTATGACTCTTCTACCAGCACTGAATACTTCATTGTCGGTGGTAAGAACTTAGGCGCTGGTGAGTACATATTATTAAGCAATGCCGAAGTAGTCATGCAGGCAGGCGATGAGATTCGTGTACAAAACTCAAGCACCAACACAGTAACCTACATAGCAACAGTCGAGTTTATCCCTGAAACCGCAGTTCAATTCCAATTCTAAGGAGAATAGTATGCCAATGGTAAACGGAAAGAAATACCCTTACACTAAAAAGGGCAAACAAGAAGCAGCTTCGGCAAAGATCAGCAAACTCCGTAAGGAAGGTATGCCTCAGAAGCAAGCAGTTGCTGTTGGCCTAGCCATGACTGGTATGTCTAAGAAGAAGAAAGCAAAGAAATGAAGCCCGGCCTCTATGCCAACATCAATGCAAAGCGCAAACGGATAGCTGCGGGATCTGGTGAGAAGATGCGTAAAGTCGGCTCCAAAGGTGCTCCCACTGCTAAGGCCTTTAAACAAGCTAAGAAGACTGCGAAGAAATAATGGTAAAGAAAGTATATCAGAACCCAGAGGGCGGTTTAAACGCCAAAGGCAGGGCATACTTCAAGAACAAGGAAGGCGCTAACCTAAAGCCTCCTGTGTCCTCTAAAGAGGCTGCAAAGTCTCCTAAGAAGGCTGCTCGTAGGAAGTCTTTCTGTGCCCGTATGAGTGGTGTTCCAGGGCCTATGAAGGATTCCAAGGGCAGGCCAACAAGGAAGGCTTTAGCATTAAAGAAATGGGATTGCAACTGAGTAGCGGTTTTAACTCTATCGGAAGTATAAAAAATGGCAAACAAAACTTACTTAGAACTTGTCAATGAAACCTTGGTTCGCTTGCGTGAGCCAGAGGTTACTGCCGTTACTGACAACGCCTATTCTAAACTTATTGGTAGGTTCATCAACGATGCTAAACGGCAGGTTGAAGATGCCTATACTTGGAATGCCCTGTCTGAGACACTGACAGTATCAACATCTGCTAACCTGTTTAACTATGTCTTGACTGGCATTGGTCAGCGGTTTAAAGTCATCGATGTTATTAACTCACAGTCTGACTGGTTCTTAAACTATGAGACAACTAGGAAGATGGATGAGTTGTTTTTAAACAGCGGTACAGTCTTAGTTGGTGCTCCTGACCGTTATAACTTTAACGGTGTAGACTCCAACGGAGATACACAGGTAGACCTCTACCCTATCCCTGACGGTGTCTATGACATCTACTTTAACGTCATTAAGCCGCAGGCAGAATTTACCGCTGCTTCGACACAGATCAAGGTTCCATCAGAGCCTGTGATCTTCCTAGCCTATGCAAAGGCTTTGAATGAGCGTGGTGAGGACAGCGGATTAAACAGTGTTGAGGCTTATGACCTGTATCGCCAGTCTCTATCAGACCACATAGCTGCTGAGGCTAATCGTTATCCTGAAGAACTCATCTGGGGTTCCATTTAATGAAAAGAATACAGACCGCTACTATTGCTGCTCCGGGCTTTCTAGGCCTAAACACGCAAGAAAGCAGTATTCAGTTGTCTTCAGGCTATGCCCTGAGGGCACAGAATTGTGTTATCGATAGATATGGTCGTATTGGTGCTAGGCGTGGCTGGACACCTGTAAACACCGCAGTCAACACAGACTTAGGTGCTGCTAACGCTGTAGAATTCATCTTTGAGATGATCGATGTTGGCGGTAACCAGACCATCAGTGCCGGTAATAACAAGT